GAACACGTCCGCCCCTGTCCAGTCCCCCCTGGCGGTGATGGTGTTGCCGTCGATCGCCTCCCCCAGCAGCACCCCGCCGTCGAAGGTGGCAGGCCCGACACTGAAGCCTGACCAGGCCTGCGTCCGGGCCTTGATCTCGTAGGGCAGCGTCCAGGTCGTTCGGTGCGTCGTCGCGTTGTAGACCCCTGGCGCCACCCTCATGGCGGCCGGAGTCGCCACGGTGGTGCTCACCCGTCGATCCAGCAGCAGCGGGGGAAGCCCCGTGCCGGGGGCGTCGCTCATGCGATCCATCACCGGCACCACCTCCAGGAACACCTCATTCCCGTGCTGCATCAGGCAGTAGAGGTTCTCCCGGATGCACAGCACCTGCAGCACCTTGTCGGCACCGTTGAACTCCCAGTGAGACCAGCTGCTCTGAGCCCTGGTCAGTCCTGACCCGGTGTTGCGATACAGCCACTTGTAGACATAGATGCGATCAGCGAATCCCTGCTTGTCGCTGATAGCAAACAGGGCATTCCCTGTATCGTTGACGGTCATCTTGTAGATGCCGGCAGGGATGTAGGCCGAGACATAGCTGGTCAGGTCCTGGGCATCGGCCGTCAGCGCAGTGCCAGCGCCCTGGATGCTGAACTCCCGCACCTGCGTCCATTGCCCGTTCGCCTGGCAGAAGAAGATCCCGCCACCTGCCTGCTGGGGTCTCACCCGCACGTCGATCTCGTACTGCGTCAGCACGGTGATCTGCGCTGTGGCAGGAGTCAGAACGGTGTCGGCAGCATTGAACCTGAACTGATACTGCCCGCTGAACAGGATCAGTTCATCTTGATACGGGACCGCATACCGTAGAACGGACACCCTGTTATTGCTAGCCACCACATCAATAGGATCAGTGTCCAGAACTGTCGTGACCGTTGCAGGGAAGAACTCAAAGAACTCACGGGTCCTACTCAGAATGACGTTTTCATCAGCCAGCATCACCAGCCGATTCTTGTAGATGGCGATGTCATTGATCGGCCTGCCAATGAAGCTCGGGTCTGGCGCCGTGTCGTAATCGCCGGCCACCCGGTCCCCCCAGCGGGGGAGCTTCAGGCCTGACTGCGTGGTCCCATCAGCCGGGTGGAACAGGAAGGTCCCATCCGCCAGCCGCACCAGGAGGTGAGGCATGGTCGTCGGCTCGATCTGGTATTCGCAGCCAGGGGCAACGGTCTCCACCCAACTGCCCTCCCCGAAGTCCCCTTCCCTCGGCTTGAACTCGACGTAGTACCCATCGAACTTCGTCCCCGGGTCCCCGGTGATCGCCACCTGGTAGCCCTTCGGGGCGATCGTTGGCAGCTCAGTGAAGGCCTGCACCTCGCCAAGGATTGCGGTGATGTCTGCGTTCGCCCTGGCATCAGTGGCCGACAGGCTGATTGGCGAAGCAGACCGGAGCCACAGCACCGACCCGCTGCGGGTGATCGTCACCCCGGACACCCCGCCTGTTACCGGCAGCACCTCCTGCACGCTGGCCGCCAAGAGCTGCGTGGTGCTGGTGTTTGTCGGGTCGATGTCCTTCGGATTGATCTTCAGCTCATCGTTGACGGCATACCCATTACCGGGTTTCGCAAGTGTGACTTGCACGATCTGACCGTTCCTCAGCAGAAGGTCAACGGTGCAACCCCTGCCTGTCGTCGAGTAGGTAGGGACGCCAGCGACGATCGACCCTGCGGCTGTCTCGTCCTCCATCTGCGAGACGCTGGCAATCTGCATCCGGGTCTGCGTGCTGCCGGGGATAATCTCTGATGGCAGCACATAAATCGTGTCGCCTTTGGCATAGCCAATCCCCGGCTTGTTGATGGTGCAGCTGGTCATCAGCCCCTTCTCATCAATGCTCATGTTGAGGGTCAGCCCTCTGCCGGATCCGCTGGTGGTGGTCGGGACGTTGGTTCCTGACCGGGGGGTCAGGGTCGCAACAGTGGCAGGTTCGTGCTGTCCTTCACATCCCCGGTCAGTGCCTGGGCGTTGATGGAGAGGAAGTCGCCGACCCTGTAGCCACTGCCCTGAGCCCCAAGGGTCACAGCCTTGAACCCTGTCGGCGGATGGTCGGCGAGGGCTGCGGGCAGTGTCCCTGTCTGCGTGACCGTGACCGTGGCACCGAAGCCAAGGCCGTTCGATGTGGTGATCAGGTTCGGGTAGGTCTTGCCTGGCACCCCTCTCATCTGGGCCGCAGTGACCTGCGTGATGGAAGCGATCTCCCCCAGGAACACGCCGCCGGCGTTGAGCTGCAGCCCCGATGGCCTGGTCAGCTGGAAGTCGATCGGGACCACGGGGGTGATCGCTGCCACGCCTGTCAGCCGGCCCTGCAGGGTCAGCATCAGTGCGTCTGCGATGGCCTCGCTGCTGATCCTGTTCTCGACATTGGTGTCCCCTGAGCTGACCACCGGTGCAACAGCCGTCGCCACCTTCGCCTCGGTGCCGTTCAGGTAGACGCTGTAGGTCTGGCTGTAGTTCGCTGCCTTCACCCACACCAGGGCCTCGTAGGCGCTGGGCCTTGAGGGCACGGGGGCCAGCAGGGGGATCGTCGCCGGGGCCTTCGTCGTGTTCAGCACGAAGGTGTAATCCGCGATCGACACCGCTCGGATCTGGTCTTTCGCAGAAGAAACGCTGTCCAGGTAGCCAAGGCTTCCCGTCGTTCGCACGACCTTCTCGTTGCCCTGCAGATCGAACACCCGGATCGCATCCTTGGCGATCACCGCCAGGTACTCCTCGCTCTGGTCCCGCAGGATGCTGTGGATGAAGCAGTCACCGAACGGGACATCACTGACCCTGGCGAGGGTGTGGCTGCTGTCCCGCTTTCGCAGCCCCTCCACCGCCGATGACATCGCATTGATCTGCACCTCCCCCTGGCTGGGGTCGCGCTGCGCATCCGGCTGTTGGCTGATCCCCTGGATCAGGTTCGGGATCGTGTAGCTCAGCAACTCAGCCAATGGGGATACCCCCCGCCACGCCGCGCACCAGGCCGTGACCAGCCCGATAGGTGGGGATCGGGTGCAGTCCGCCGGTCAGGCTGTTGGGCTGTGCCTGGTCGTACTCGACGCGCATCAGCTCAGCCAGCGCCTGCTGCTCGTCGTAGCCGCTGAAGCGCACCACGCTGTCGTTGCCCAGGGCCCTGGCCGCGAACACCCTGGCGGCCCGCATGGTCGTCCACCTGTTGAAGGCTTCAGGGCTGTCGTCCCAGCTCAGCTGCCACACCACATCCGCGTAGATGGGGCAGAGGGCCGGGTCAATGTCGTAGGTCCTCTCCTGCTTGTCGTAGACCCGCTGGCCGCGAACGACGAACCGCCCATTCCAGCGGTAGGGATTCACCGTGAAGCTCAGTGCCGTGGCCGGCACCACCACCTCACCCGTGCTCAGGTCTTGGCTGAAGGGGTAGTCCTCTTCCCGGTTCCAGGTCCAGCCCCTGATCTGCCCCTCACGGTGCAGTTCCAGGATGCAGCTCTCGGCAACTCTCGCGTCCTGGATCTGTTCCTTCTCGTTGCTGTCGATCGGCTGCTCGCCGATCGTTTCCAGCAGGACGTTGATGGCGCCCAGGAGGGTCGTCCTCCCTGGTGACAGCCCCTGGTTCGACAGACCCATTCCACTGCACCAGTGCAGCTCTCATCGTATGGGGGCACACGAAAAGGGGCCAGCCGTAGCCAGCCCCTCATCGCGTCCACGCACCGCTGCAGGCGTTTTGAGGACCCCGGAACCATAGCGAAAGGGGCCAGCCGAAGCCAGCCCCGGTTCCTCCAGACGGCTTACGCCGTGACGAGCCTGACAGCGGACTCGGCCCGCAGCACGCCCATGCCCAGCGCCTGACGGGCGACAAGCAGGGTGGCCTGGTGGCTGATGTTCCAGTCACCGCTGGTCACCTGCAGGCCGGGGCTCAGCAGGGACAGCACACCCACGCACTCACGGTTGAAGATCAGACCGTGACACTTGCTCAGGTCCTGAGCATAATCGCTGTTGTAATCGCCAGCGACCAGGCTATAGGC